CAATACCCATCAGGATTAGAATCCAAGAAGTTCTTGACAACTGCAAGTGAGAAAAAAGTCTTTCCAGTAGAGCTCTCACCAGCAATGGCGGTAATTTTATTATTAGATACCCCGCCAAATATAGACCCTGATATAAGGCCGTTAAAAATGTACGAACCTGTGTCAACATAAGTTTCAGTCTCGTCAATATCGGATGCGAGTTGGGTGAAGTCATTTCCTATTTCTTTTACTATTTCTTTCAGAAAATCCATAATTACTTTTGTATCTTGTGATATACTTCAACGTAAGATTCACACTTTGGGCAGTGTAAGTTAGTTAATATATCATACTCCATATCTTCAAATTCGTCAAGATCATGATCCCCACCCCAGATCAAT